CAGCTCTGAGCCAACAAGATCACCGATGCTTTGACCTACGCCTTCCCAGTCACCCTCTAGCATAGCATCTGCTAGACTCTGACCTATGCCTTCCAGCTCGTCCTCGAACTTCTGCGCGAAGTTCTCTGGAATCTCATCTATCTCAGGTGGGAGTTCTAGCCCAGTCAGGGCTTTGAAACTTGTCGGTACTAGCAGCTCAGAAAGGGCTTCACTGAGTCCATTTACTTTTCTAGCTGCCTCTTCGCTGTCTTCTCCGGCGTCGAACATCGACTCTGCGGCTAGATCGACAAGGAAAGCGTACTGTCGTTGTGATATTCTTCCGGCGTCTAGAGATTTTTTAAGCTCATCAATTTGTTCTTTGTAAGCAAGAGCAGCAGCAAAAGCGGGGTCAACTGAAGCCCTGAGTTCTTCAAAAGATTTAGCTTGATCTTCTGTGGCTTTTGTTTGGCTTTCTGTGCTTTGGGTGTTTTCAGTCTGCTGATTGTTTAATTCTTCTAAGCGTAACCGATATAGAACAGCGGCTTCAGAGGCAGCTTCTACGTTTTCTAAATCTTCTTCAAGCGCAGCAATCTCATCCCTGATAGATTCTTCTCTGTGCTGAAAGCTGACAGCGTTTGACTCAAGTCCATTCTCAAGAGTAGCAATTTCAGATCTAAGTCTTGATGCTTGTAAAGCCGATTGTTCAGCTTCAAGCAGCTTTCCCTGAATTCTGCGCCGCTCTAGGTTTTCTAAGTTGCCTGATAAACGATCAACTTCATCTGCCCAATTAGTTGTTGATCCGCTGGCATCCTCGGCATTGTTACTGAAAAGAAGGGCTGCGCTAGCCGCAGCGGAAATAAGTCCTATTGGGCCAGCAAGAGCCCTCATGCCTACGGAAAGAGCTGTGCTGGCTGACGCTAGGGCTGATACTGCGCCGGTGGCTGACTTTGCAGCCTGAGCCATATTAAACATCCCCGAGACGGCTGAGGTTATACGCATTGCACCAATGCCTACACCCACTGCCGTAAACGCCTTTGCCAGGGCTGTTAAAGTCTCTACGTTTTCAGCAGCAAAACCTGCTGTTTCAGATAGGCCTTGAACAATGGCGTCAAAAGAGTCTTGGAAATCTCTTGAAGAGATTATAACTGCTAGTTCGTCGATGGCTGCGGCAGCTCCCTCTAGGTCGCCCTGTGCCATCAAATCAAAGAAAGCCGTGCGAAGCCTTCCAATAGCTGCGGCTATCCTGTTTGCCTGTACCTCTGCCTCTCCACCAAAGACTTTTTGTAGCTCTCTGCCGAACTTAGGAAGAACCTCATCTGAAAGAAGCTCACCATTCTCCATCATCTTGAAAAGCTCTTGCGTCCCTACGTCCAGAGACTGAGCCATGATCTGAATGGAGCCAGGCATCCGCTCACCAAGCTGCTGCCTAAGTTCCTCGGCAGAAACCTTGCCTTTTGACATCATCTGCTGCAAGGCCAACATGGCGCCTTCAGCCTGCGGAGCAGTGAGACCCATTGCTCTCGACGCCTCAGAAATGCCGGTGAAGATTTGTCTTAATTCCTCGCCAGTTATTGCTGTGCCACGAGCCGCCGCGCTGAACTGAGCCATCTGTTTGGCTACAGATGGAAAGAAAAGGCCAAGACGCTCAGCCTCTTTACGGATAAATCCGATAGACTGAGATGCCTTGGCCGCGTCACCAGTCGCCACCCGCATGGTGGCGTTGATGTTATTCATCTGTGTAGTGGCCTGCTCAATCTGCTGAGCAAACTTAAACAATGAAAGCCCGGCTATGCTTATGCCGAGCGCTCCCATTGATCTCCTAAGAATGTTTACAGCACCAGAAGCCTTTTTAGTGCTTGCTTCTGCCCCTTTTACTTCTTGGCTGTAGCGTTTAGTTGAGCGACCAGCTTTTGCAGCCTCTCTTGCTACACCATCGAGCGCCCGTTCTGCCTTTTGGACATCACGGGCATCTACCTCGATTGACATGCGGATTACATCAGCCACTCTTTTTCTTCCTTCTCTCTAGTAAATCCCGAAATTGCTGGGTTACTTTGTCAGTGACTTCTTGCCTTCTAATCTCTTCTGGATCAATCCAAGGAGGAGGACAGGTTTTGTCTTTAGACCTCTGGTGCTGATCCAAGTAGACTTCAGAAAGAAGTTTGAGTGCTGTTGATTCTTTAGGCTCTAACTCCAACCCTTGAAGCCCTGCCCAATGCGTTATGTCGTGCCAATCTAAAGGGGACGGCCCCATCCCCGAACTCTTTAGTGGCCCTGCTTCAAATAACCAAGAAACCACATAAGACAAATCTTCGATTGGAGGTAGAGGGCCGTCGTACGCTTTTCCTCTCTGTTCCCTCGCCTTCTCAGGAACAGTGTCTAGCCAAGCTCTAAACCTTACAAAGGTTTCTGCTTCAGCTAGTGACTCGTAAAAAAATTGGCACGGTCAGACTGGAACTCGTCAACCTGCTCGGCAATCCAAGGGAACTGCTCGTAGACGTAGCGGACGTTCTTCTCGTTAAACTCTAGCGGCCCGTCTGCCTCGACGTTACCCCAATCAAGTGTGAGGGCTACGCGAGTCTCCATCGCTTCTTTTTCAAGCATCTCAAAGTCAATGTCGTTTGACTTGCGCTTTCCACGCATAAGACGCTGAATGGAGGCACGGCGCTGCTTGGCTAGTTTTGAGTCTGGGCCTGCAATCTTAATCCAAGCATCAGTGTCCACGCCCGATACAGGGTGGCTGATGTACATTACTGCGCCTTCGTCCGAACCTTCTACTGAGTTAAAGTCTGTAAGTTTCATACTGCTGTCTTCCTTTCGCTGTCGTTGATAAAAAAGCGCTGTCATCAAAACCTGTGTAAAGCGGGGATTGACGCTGACAGCGAAACGCCAACCCCCTACCGGCTAGGCCGGATTACTTACTCAGCGGCATCTTCGATGATGTCGTTGGTAATGCCCAGCGTGACGCTGGCGGTTGTGATCTGATCGACACTGCCGACGTTAGTCGTGTATGACATAACCTGCGCTTCAAAGTAAAGCGTGGTGCCGTCCTGAAGGACAACGCGAACCGGCACGGAGTCATCAGAGTCAAGAGCGTTGTTAAGCTCAGTCTGACCACCATCACCCGGAACACGAGCAACAGTCATGCTGACGCTTCCGTCGTTGTAGCTGCCCTTACGCTTGACCGTGCGACGATCACCGAGAGGGTTAAAGGTTACTTCGTTGTACTCACGACCGAACTCGCCAAGGTCACTGACCTCGCCAACCTCAGTCCAGTTGACGGCCTCAAAGCCCTGAACGTCGTAAGTTGCGGCTGCTGCATCGCCGATGGCGATAGTTGTACCCGCGCTAGTAAATGCTCCACTTGCCATGATTATTATACCTCTACAATGTCGTTAGTGATTCCAAGGGTGACGGAGGCCGTAGTAATCTGGTCAACCGAACCCACGTTCGTGGTGTAGCTCATTACCTGAGCAGCGAAGTACAGATGAGTGCCATCCTGAAGCTCCACGTCAAAGTAATAGCTCTCATCATCGTCAAGCGCGGAAGTCAGGATCGTCTGGCCTGCTTCTCCGGGAACGCGAGCAACGGTCATGGAGACGCTGCCATCGTTGTAAGAACCTTTGCGCTTAACAGTCCGGCGGTCGCCCAACGGGTTAAATGTGACCTCGTTATACTCCCGGCCAAACTCACCTAGATCGGAAACCTCACCAATCTCTGTGTAGCTGAGAGTCGGGAGACCGTCTGTGCTGTTGTCGTCGTAAGTGCCCGGCGCGGTAGCGGTGACGCTAATCTTTGTGCCTGCACTGGTAAATGCTCCTGATGCCATGTTATTCTCTCCTAGCGATTTCGGTTAATAGCTTCGTTCATTATTGCGTCCGCACTTCTCACAGTCCTTTCGACCCAACCGTTAGGCTGCTGGTACGACCACCCATCTTTTTCAAGTCTATAGATATAAGGAAGGCTGTTTGTAAGGTAAACAGTATTTCCAGCGACCCTGCCGCTAATACTATCAATCCGGTTCACTGAACTCTCGGTTGATTCGGTGGTAGAGTAATCTGGTGCGCCTACAGACGCAAACCAGTTACCTTTTGCTTTGCCTGGAACGTAGCCCGGAGGCGGAGATCGTTTCCAAGTCTCAGGTCTTCCTACGGGTGTGCCTTCAATCACGCCTATAAAGATCAGCCTGACAAAATCCTCTGCAACATCCTCCATTTTCTTGTTGTTCTTTTCGGCGATCTGCCTTACCTTAGCGCCGAAATTTTCTGGAGAAACCGTAAAAGTAGCCATCTTAGTGGAACACTCTCCAATTTATACTTATAGGAAGCATGTAATCTGCTTCATCTGAAATTGCTGGAGAAAAGTTGATCTCTTCGATGAACAGGCTGTCACCCATGCTGCTATTAGACCGAAAATGTGAGGCAATCTGGTCTGCGACGTTTTCTACTTCTGCTGGGCCTTTGTTAGCAGACCCGTAGACATTAATACGGTACACTCCGGGTGTGTTCTGCTGATAGTTAAAGCTGTAAAGCGTTCCGTCGGCTGGCATGTTCATCACGACAATATAAACACCCGATTCTGGAGGATCGAATTTGAAGTTGGGCCATGCAACCGGAGGGAGGTTGGGCATTGAAGCCAAGTGAGCGTCTAACTTTGAACCTACATCTCTAAGCATTACCGCCTAACCTGTGCCTCTGTGTAAAGTTCAACACCGCCGGGAGTCAGCGGAGAAACGTCGATAACTCGCCATTCTTTATTGTTGAAAGTTACCCTGTCATCTACCTTGACTTCGCCAGCAACAACAAGCCTTGCGTCGCCCTGCTTTACAAGAGTGTCGTCAATCTCATTCTTGTTATAGTCGCCCCAGACAACATCTGCTGAGTAAGTCTCGGTGGTTGAGCTTGTTGTACCCGTGGAAGGGTCGTAAGTCTCGCCCGTCTCGCGTGTGAAGTCTAGGGATTGACCGAACCTATCAATCAGCCGATAGGCTGTGCTCTTCATTCGGTTGTAGTCGAACTTCTCAACCATGCTATGCCCGGCTTACTTTGATGACGTTAGTCGCGCCAGAAGAGCCTACAAGATACCGTCGCAGCTTGAGAAAGACACGGCGGTCGTAGTTTGTGTTTGTGCTGCCGTCCTGATACTCAATGGAGATCGTATCTACACTCTCTGCCTTAATGGCTTGAGTCAGGATACCCGCTGGATCATTGCCTTGGTCAATCGAAATGGCAATTTGATATTCTGAATCAATGATGTCCTGCGGTACGATGTTGTTATCTATCTCTTCGCCATAGATATAAGCACTTGTCCGAGGCCACTGATCTGTTTGATCGGGGTCTGTGCGCTCTCCGATGTAGTCAAGCGACTCAAGATAATCATGGGCGAGGGTCAGCAGGATGTCTGTGCTCTGCTCTAAGGTAATGCCGCGAGCGGATGCGTAGTTTGTAAGACCTGAGTCTGTGCCGTATGCCATGCCTTATCCTCTGTATCCGCTTGCTCTAATTGCTCGGCCCTGTCGCTCTGCTCGTGCCTTAGCGCCACGACCGACGTAGCATGTTCCGCTCTGTCCCCATTTCCAGCCGCGTCGTCCGTTCTTCTGGCATCTCTGTACTGGCATCAGTCATCTAAGGGCGTTGGCCCTTCCTCTTTGCTTACAGAGCCATCACAATGCCAATCTGCTCGCGCTAGATCGTTGGGCGATAGGTTATCGCTAGACTTGATACCCGCAGAGCGAGCGCAGTAGCTATCACCTGCGGGGGTGCCGGGGCGAATACGACTGCCTGACGCGCCGAAGTTAATAATGCGCCCTTCTGACGTAACGGCTGCCTTTTCCTTTCCTTCGGCGTTCGAGTCTTGTATGCGAACCACTCGACCCTTTACTCGGTAACGCTTTCCTACTTCAAGTGGCATTACAGTTCTTCCCATCTTGCGCGGAATACGCCGCGACAGTCTTCGTTGCCAATGTTGGTCAGCCTGATGTAAAAAGTCCCAGCAGAAAAACCTAGCAATAAATCTTCTGTTACATTGCTCATGGTTGGTTGACGATTGCCGCGATCACCGCCTGCGTCCATAAGAAGCAAGTCTACAACATCTCCGCCAGTGTGATCTCCGCCATTATCAAAACTGACCGTGGCTGTTCTGTCCGGTGCTACGCTGGTGTTGTTAGCTTGGAGCGTAGGAAGACTACCTGTAAATGCAGACTCTTCTGTGCCGCCTATAACTAATTCAATTCTCAGGCCACCGATGAGAAGTGAGGCACCAAACTGTTGAACAATCGTGTCGCCTTGAGCAACAACTTTGATCGTCTCGCTGCTGTTGTTCGGAATATCAAACTCTTTGAAGGTGTAAAACTGACGA